CAAGCTCTGCCAGAACCTCTGCTTCAAGTTCTTCAATTGTTTGGTCTAATTCGGACATCGGGTGTCTCCTTACTTGTTTTGTAATTAATATTTATAAATTATAACACTTTGAGGAATTTTGCAAACTCCAGTGCTTCCACTGAAGCTTGTCTTTGACGCTTTTTAACATCAAATTTTGTTTTCATATCTTGCAATTCTGCTTCAATAAGTGATCCATTATTCCAAACCCACTCTTTTCCCTCCATAATACCTTCTACGAAAGCATTAGGAGCAGATGGGTCTGCTACGATGTCTGCAGCTGTTGCGAGATAAAAATCATCTCTTACATAATTAGCTCCGCCTTTTGATTCCAAACTTCCCATACCTCTAGAAGAAACACCTAGTTTTGCACCCTCATCCATTAAATTTTTAACTATCTTACCCATAGGTGTTTCCATTATTTTAGCTTCGCCAATAAAATTTTTTCCGTCAGGCTTTAACGATGTAATCATGTGTGACACTCGTTCCAAATTGACCGTTGGCCCATCTGGATGTCCAAGTTCCCCAAACGCCCGATTTTCTTCAATAAAATTCTTACTATATTTATTAACTTCCTTTTGTAGTACATCCATAGGATATACTCTACCATTGCGGTTCTTTATGTCAGCTTGCATAAAAATACCACGAATCTTGTAATTCTTTTTACCATCTTCCTTTTCTTCGCAAATATACTCTACTTCTTCTACAGCTTCTGAAAATAGTTTCATTATTCTATCCTTACGATGTATAGTTTTCGTCTTTTTTAAATTCAATGATAATCGTTCCAGATGTACCAAAACAACTAGCTTCATGATCACCTGATGTTGCAGCTGTATTTGTAGCAGCAGATTTAATTGCTCCAGCAGTGCCATCATAGTGTCCTGTACCAGCACACCTAAACTGAGTAGAATCTTGTGAATTGTTTGCAGCTGCACCCACTTCTATGATTTCTACATGACCAGTATCATCGTCTGCTGTACCCTCTACTAATGACCACCAAATACGATTGAGATGTAGTTTTGCACCATTTGCGTGTCCAGCTAATGCACTTGCATCTAGAATAGCATTATTTGCAGTTGTATCATCTTCGATATCAACCAAGATTGTGACAAATCCGCCTGCGCCTGGATTATTTACAGGTGTGTCTCTTAGTGTTCGTGTTGCAAAAGCCATTCTTTAACTCCTTAAATTGATAACATTTCTTTCTCAAAATAATTCATAAGTTCCTTTTCGGAAACTTTAAATTTTTTTGATACTTCTTTTATACTTTTTTCAAAACTATTTAGGAAATCTGAAGGTTTAGAATCCATTTTTTGAAAGATTTGATCGATAGCACCCCTCATCTTAGGAGAAAGTTTCTTATACTCCTTAGATTTCTTATGCTCATCCTTCTCAATTACGGATGTATATACTCCACTAAACGTCCTAGTCATCACTTTCCTCTGTTTCTACTGACATAGTTTTAACAAAAGTGTTTGCTAAATCTTTTCTTCTAAGTTCTAAAGCATCACCTACTTTAGCACCTACTGTAGTTTTAAATACTTCTTCTGCGCCTATGTTATTTCCATCAACAATTGCGTCTACAAATTCTCTACTCATAATTAATTTCCTTCTTTTTCTGGTTCTTCATAATCTGGCATCTGGTCTGGAGTAACAACTCCACCAGCTCCATCTTGTGGATACCTTGTAATTCCATCTCCACCGTCTGGTAAACTTATTCCACCATCCATTGGATCAATGTCAATTTCTTTTCTTATCTGATCATTCATTTCTGCGATTTCTGCATCATTCATACGTAAAACTTTCTTTAATACAAACTCTTTACTAAAGAATGTACCAATATATGATTGTATAGAATCAAGTGTTTGTATACGATCATTAAGTAACTCTGCATCTTTAAGCTCTGCAAAGTGACCATCCTGTAGAAAGTCATACTGAATGTGTTCTTGCATCATATCCCAATCTTCTGGGGCAATAATACCCTTTAATAAAAGTTGAGTTTTAAGTATATCTGTAAATAACGGAGTGAACTTCTTACGAATACGTTGCACAAACTTAGTAAATTTAAGTTCATCTCTTGTAATCTCTGAAGCTCTTCCTAATGAAAATCCTGCTTCTGAATCCATACGAGAGATAGGAACATTCAAAGACTTATAGAGTTTCTTTTGAAAGTATGTGATATCATCAATCTCTCCAAGATTAGAACCGCCGGGCAATGTTGTAATTTCTGTTCCTCTACCACCTTCTCTTCGTGGGAGCCAGAAATCTTCTAACATAGACATATGATTACGATCATCACGGATTTCACCAGTAGATGCATCATACACCAATTTGTTACGATAACGATTCATAACATCTTTGAGATATTGTTCTGCTTTAATTTTTGGTAGATTACCAACGTCAATATAAAAGATACGTCTTTCTGGTGCTCGTGATATACGATAGATAACAAGAGCATCTTCAATCATACGTAACTGATTGACAGGTTTAATTGCTTTATTTAAGTAAGATAGAACTCTACCAGAATTACCATCTATAATACCAGATGGACAATATGCGATTGCATCAGCTGATATTTTTAAACCAGAAGGGCCTCCACCTGTACCGTCAGTCCCAGATGAAGCAAGACCTTTTTCGTTATAGATATAAAAATCATCAATACGTTCTGCAATTTCAACACTAGAAGTACTTTTATCTAGTTTTGTTTTAACTTGTCTAACTTTTCTTATTTTTGTTGGATCGATATATCTAAGTTCTATAATTCCCTGTTTGGTATTTTTAGTGTCAATGATTTTATGAAAAAACATCTTACCATCAACATACCACCTACGAAAAATATCATGACCCTTCTGTTCAAAATGAAGAAGTCGTAATACTTCAGAAAATTCTTCTCTTATTCTTCTTTTTATTTTTTCTGGATAAGGTAAACGATCAAGAGTAATTTGTACTGCTTGATCACTTTCATTGGAAACAATACCTTCGTTTACAATGTCTTCAATGGCGGTATCACACTCTGGTTGTTGTGCAATATCACGATAACGTCTGATTAAATCTATATCAGTACGTTCTCTACCATCAGTATCTAAAATTTGTCCAAAGAAACCACCACCAGCAATATCAAGTGTGCCGTCATCAGCAGTGGGGGTAGTGAATGATGGTACACTACCCTCTGCTTTTTTTGGTCTTTCTATACGGAACCCGAAAAGTTCAGCCATTATATATTTTCTCCTACGGTCTATTTAGTAGGTTCAATTAGAACGATACACCAGAAGGTTCAAAGTGCTGATATCTCCAAGTAACTTCAAAAGTTTCAATTTCAGTTGATTCTGCATTTGTTAAATCAATAGCAGAAACTGTCAACGGATATGCAGCTCTAAATATATAACTTTTTAGAACTGAATCATCACGATCTAACTGTTCTACAGTCAAATCAGTCTGATAATCAGCAGGAGAAATAACACCAGTATTATTTGCATAATCGTTGATACCATTCTGCCATCTTTCCATTGCATTTCTAATCATGAAATCAGTATCATTCATGAAAGTAACAGTCCAAGTCTCAGGAGCTGGACGATCACCAGAAACATAAATGTTTCTTCCACGAAAAGGAACAGCAATTTCACCTAAAGTTGATGCTGGTAATTGAGAACCAGTTACTAAGAATGAAGCTCTACGAACATCTAGTCCGATTGCAATTCCAGCTGGTGGTGTAACAGTTACCCTATATTGGTTTGCTCTTGCACCACCACCGATTAAGTTTGCTTTAAAGTCATCTATATTTGCCATGATTAACCTCCTACCTCACTAAATTCGACCCCTGTTCTGGTTGCGATAAAGTTAAGCGTGATAAAATTGATAGCACGATTTGGTTTTACAAATATATCTCCGATAAACTCATTTCGGTCAATAACTTCACCCGTGTTATTTGTTCCATCAGCAACTACAGAAAAATCTGTGATACCTCTCCGTCCTTGAACATCTCTTAGGAAAGGTTCTACCAAATTTCTAAATTGTGCTCTTGTAAATTCATCGTTGAACTCAAAGAGTTGAAATTTAGCAGCTGTTGCAATCGCTTTTTCAAGAACTAAGAACAATCTTCGCACGTTAATACGATCAAATGCACTTGGTTTTGTAAGAGCAGTCTTGTCACCAAACAGAACCACACCTTGGCCTGGAAAGTTAACAACAGGATTAACTCTAAAACGATATAATTGATCTCTCTCACCCTGTGAAGGATTGTA